ATTTAGGCATTAATAAAACCACAATACCTAAAATCATGTTTCCAATGTTACTTGGATTAGGTATAATAATCATTTTATACCACATATATAAGGCATATAACAACATACAACATAAGAAAGGATTTTGGGCAAATTTAATTCATATTATTTTAGTTGGTCCTCTATTAATTTATATTGGTTACCATGGTGCGAAAACAGCTAGATTATATTTTGAACTATTGCTCATGTTAGGATTTGCCGCTATTGGATATCACGGATATTATATGATATATTAAGCCTAGCAAATAGTATTCACCCATTTGTTCGTTAGTACTTCCTTTACGCTATCTAACGCACCTTCAGTCCATCCTTGATGTTTACTAACAACTTCTCCTATAACTAAAATACCCTTTTCTGGATGTTGTGCGCGTTCAATAAATTCGTCCCTATCTTTATAAAGGGACACATTCAACGGCTTATAGTAATGTGTTCCAATAGGCCAATAAAACGATTTAATGGATATAAGATGTAACGAACCTCCGCATATGTTCAAGGATTGTTCAAGTAGTGCGCAATACAAATCTCTATTTTGGTCTGTATTATCTAGATTATTTTTTAACGCTAATGTATTATTGTTATCATTATAAGCAATCATATAAACACCTGAGTCGGGATCTATAGGGATAATTTTTTGAAGAGGACCTGGTAAATACGTAACACCTTTCACAAATTCTTTCAAAATGGGTATAGACTGTTTAGAAAATTTCCCATATAAACGTAAAAAAGGCTGCCCTTCAATATCCTTATAAATTGGATTCGGTAACAGTTTTCGGATACCAGATATAGTGGTAGCGACAATCACTTTGTTACACATATATTTATGACCTTGTTCCGTATTAATTATAAACCTGCATGGATTATCGTGCGTTTTAGTTATTTTGGACGCATTATTCGAAAATTTAAAATGAGCTGGTCCAATTTTAGCAGCTAATTTCATGACCATTTTTCGCCAAGGCACATAAAAAGCTTTTAAACTACGATAATTGTCTTCCATTCCGTAAGCATATAATGTTTCATATGCGTCTTCCTCCTCAAAATCAGAATACCCCGCGGTAAGTATAAATTGATTATATGTTTTCTCTCCAAGAATGGGTTTAGCAAAATTTTTAAAGGAAGGTGGAGGTCCCTTGATTGTTTTATAATCAGCTCTTAAATAAGTCATGACCTTTTTAAGATCTAATGGTTGAATAAGGGGTGAATAATGCGGTGTGCTTGTATACTCATAAGTTTTTAAATCCAATTCGTCGAGTAACTTGTACAATAATTTATCTTTTGATTTTCTGCCGATTCCTGCGCCAGTTACTATTTCAGAACCATAAAATAATTCATTACTTGTACGACCACCGACCCATTTTTTTTTATATTTTTCAAGTATTAAAAAGGATGTATCAGGTGACATTTTTTTAATATTATAAGCCGCATATAATCCACTTATACCACTTCCAATAATGATTACATCATATACCATAATATATATCTTTTATAGAATAAAATACACGTTTGTACATTTTATATTTTTTGCATGTAAAATATAAAACTACTTTATGTAACAAGTAACTAATAAATTAACCGGCGTTACCAGCAACAAATTGTAGATTAACACCAGAGGTTCCTACACCAGAGCCTTTATATGACGCAGGGCTTAATGCGTACATTCCTCCTCTTTGTTTACCTCCTCGTTTAGAACAGGTTCCTCCTTTGCGACGTCTTTTTCCTCCTACACCCGTTGCGTATAATTGAAGTCCTACTCCAGATGTTTGTTCACCCTGACCAGCATATGGCGCAGGACTAAGTGGTGGCAATCTCCCACTTGCGTCACCACCCTTTTGTGACTTACGTCTGGACTTGCCTCTTGATGATGTCTTTTTAGCACCTAACTTTACAAATCCAAATGTACCCTTTTTAGTTCCATATCCAGCCTTTACTAAGCGGTTATCTTTTTTAGCAGTGTTATGCTTAGCTTTTGATACAATTCTTCCGGCTTTGTTTTGCATAAGGTCTGACTTTTTTAAACCACCAGATGTTTTACATGCGGTACCATGCCATACTTGGGCACGACTTCCGGTCAACATGGCATAGTTATGTCCATTAACATTATAACTACCATTAGCATTTTTTGTAAAACGAGTCATTATACAATAATCATAGAAAAAAAGTAAATCGTATAATATGTTAAAAATCTTATAATTGTTTATTGAAATTATTTATTAATTAATTAAACCTATTTTTAGGTGGATTTCCACCTCCTCCAGGTTGTCCTTCCATACGTCCTAAATAATTAAGTGATAAAGGTTGATTCAAATAAAAATTGCCATATTGTGTGATTCCTCCATTAAATCTAGATATTCGCACAATGTTTTGTGAAGAACCATCTAATATTAAACGCTGTGCAATTCGTTGTTGGGTTGATATGTTTGCAAAATTTGTGTTTGATTGCGCATTTATTTTATAATTTGCAGACATTACGAAACGATTTTTTACCGGCTTATTCGAAACTAAACACCCACATCTATAAAATTTCCCTTTAACTTGGTATTGGCTCATTCGTATTATATATTATGTTATATATAATGATTGTATTATATAATATAATAACATATAATTTATATACGTCTTATAAAATAAAATTGAAAATATATAAATAGATGTCCTGTATTACACAAATATAAGAATGATCGCCACCGACGAAACTCTTTCTAACAAGTATCAACAAAAAACCGATAAAGAGCATATATTACATAACCCAGACACCTACATCGGTTCCGTAGAGGAAATCGAAGATGATTTATGGGTCATGAATGCCGACGGTTCTAGGGTTGTACAGCGTAGTATTAAATATATTCCAGGGCTATACAAGTTATTTGATGAAGGTGTCGTCAATTGTAGGGACCACGTTGTGCGTATGTTACACGCATCTGTAAGCGACCCAGCAAACTCGTTGCCTGTATCTAATATTGATATATCTATTAGCGACGATGGCACTATTACCATGATGAATGATGGTAATGGTATCGACGTAGCAGAACATCCTGAGCATAAAATATGGATTCCCGAAATGATATTTGGACACCTAAGAACGTCTACGAATTACGATAAAACCGAGAAAAAAATTGTTGGAGGTAAAAACGGGTTTGGCTTCAAATTGGTATTAATTTGGTCTACATATGGTTCAGTCGAAACTGTTGACCATATTAGGGGTCTTAAATATAGACAAGAGTTCAAAAACAACCTGGACGAAATATGTAAACCAACGATTACTAAATGTAAGACAAAGCCCTATACAACTATTACGTTTAAGCCTGATTATGCTAGACTTGGGATTCCGGGGTTGTCGACCGATATAATCGCCTTACTTAAAAAGCGAGTGTACGATGTAGCCGCTATAACTGATAAGTCTTTAAAGGTAAAGTATAATTCACAGCTTGTGCCAGTGAAGAATTTCCAACAATATATTGATTTGTATATTGGGGATAAGAGTACTGCACCACGGGCATATGAAGACCAAGGTGAAAGGTGGGAATACGCAGTCGCGATGACTCCTACACATGAGTTTGTACAAATATCTTTCGTAAATGGTATCCATACAGCCAAAGGTGGTAAACACGTCGAATATATATTGAACCAGATTACTCGCAAAATGGTTGAATATATTGAAAAAAAGAAGAAAACAAAAGTAAACCCAAATAGTATAAAAGAGCAGCTTATCCTCTTCATAAGATGTGATATCGAAAACCCATCGTTTGACAGCCAAACCAAGGATTACATGAATACTCCGTCGAACAAGTTTGGTTCCAAGTGTGAAGTAAGCGATAAACTTATCGAAAAAATCGCAAAAATGGGCGTAATGGATGCGGCATGTGCTTTAACCGAGGTAAAGGAAAATAAAGCCGCAAAAAAAACAGATGGCACGAAAAGTAAGAGCGTTAGAGGTATTCCTAAACTAACTGACGCGAATTGGGCTGGAACCGACAAGTCCAAAAACAGCACCATTATATTTTGTGAAGGTGATTCAGCCAAGGCAGGTATCATCTCCGGATTATCGTCGGATGACCGTAATATTATTGGGGTATATCCCATGAAGGGTAAAATCCTCAATGTAAGAGGTGAAGCCGTAAAAAAGATTTCAGAGAATAAGGAAATCGCAGAAATTAAAAAGATTCTGGGTTTGGAAACTGGTAAACACTACGCAACAATCGAGGATGTATATAAACATTTAAGATATGGTAAGATTCTATTTATGACCGACCAGGACTTAGATGGAAGCCATATTAAGGGCTTAGGAATCAATCTATTTCAATCAGAATGGCCAAGTCTCATTGAAATACCTGAATTTATTGGGTTTATGAATACGCCCATTTTGAAAGCGAAAAAAGGACATGCCGAGTTGAATTTCTATAATGACGGAGAATACGAAGAGTGGAAACAAACAAATAGTGGTAATGGATGGAAAATTAAGTACTATAAAGGGTTAGGAACTAGTACAGGTAAGGAATTTCGCGAATATTTCGAAAATAGAAAAATTGTCAACTTTCAGTTTAGCGGCGACAATAGCACAAACGCAATTGACATGGTCTTCAATAAAAAGCGTTCTGATGATAGAAAGGATTGGTTGGGTAATTATGACCGTAATTTGTACTTGGACACCAAAGACACGTGTGTATCGTATGAAGCGTTCATCAACAAAGAACTCATACACTTTTCCAAGTATGATTGCGACAGAAGCATACCTAATTTGATGGATGGTCTAAAAATCAGTCTTAGAAAAATTCTCTATTCGACCTTCAAAAAAAACCTTACAACCGAAATTAAAGTCGCACAATTTAGTGGTTATGTATCTGAGCATTCGGGCTATCACCACGGAGAAGCCAGTTTGAATGGTGCGATTGTAGGCATGGCGCAGAATTTTGTTGGCTCTAACAATATTAATCTGCTTATGCCGAATGGTCAGTTTGGCACTCGATTACAGGGTGGAAAGGATAGTGCATCTGAAAGATATATTTTCACCATGTTGAATAAAATTACACGTACGATTTATCAGCCAGCAGATGATAACATCCTTACTTATTTAAATGATGATGGTACACTTGTAGAGCCCATATTCTATGCTCCAATAGTCCCGATGGTATTAATTAATGGTTCTAAGGGTATTGGTACGGGGTTTAGTACGGATGTTATGTGTTATAATCCAGTCGAGATTATTCATTATTTGAAGTGTTCATTAAATGGAACCAAGACAGACGAGAAGCACATGTTCGTGCCTTATTACGAAGGCTTTAAAGGCACCATTGTAAAACTCACTGACCATAAATTCCTAATAAAGGGTGTTTATGAAAAGCTGGGTCCTGATAAAATCAGAGTGACCGAGCTACCGATTGGGTTTTGGACTGAGGATTTCAAAGAGTTGTTAGAGCGACTAATTGAGCCCGAAGTAGGTAAGGACGGGAAAAAGACGCAATCATTCATTAAAGATTATGATGACATGAGCAAGGACACCAGTGTAGATTTTACGATTACATTCGCAAAGGGTAAGTTAGATGAGTTGGAAAATCAGAAAGCCGACCACCAATGTAATGGTGTTGACAAAATATTTAAACTATACACTACAAACACGACAACCAATATGCACTTGTTTAATGCGAATGATAAGTTACATAAATATGATTCAGTCGAAGAAGTTATTGATGACTATTTTATAACCAGATTGAAAATGTATCAAACTAGAAAGGATTACATGATTTGTGCGTTGGAGAAAGAGTTGGTCTTGTTGAGTAATAAGGCGAGATATATTACAGAAATATTAGATGATACGATAGATTTGAGAAAAAAGACAAAGGCGGTTGTATGTAAAATGCTACAAGATAAGGGATATACTGTTATAGACAATGATGCGGATTATAAATATCTGGTAAAAATGACAATGGATAGCGTAACCGAAGAAAACGTGGATAAGTTATACAAAGAATCTGCTAATAAACAAAATGAACTTGAGTTAGTTAAAACCACAACAATACAACAAATGTGGATCTCAGAGCTAGATAAGTTGTTGGAACAATATCTTGAATATAAAGAAGATAGAGAACGGGCTAATAATTTCATTGCGAAAAAGCCGCGCATAGGAACAAAGGGAAAAGTCTTGAAAAAATCCAAGTCGGTCTCTTTGGTAATTGTCGATTGATTAGGTCTATAATATGCACCATTTAAAATATTATATATTTATATAATAATGACAAGTAGCTTAGTATTGCTTTTTACAAATTTTTTAAACGATAAAACGGATTCTATATTAGCCGTAGCGGCAGCAATGGCAATCGGTGCGTCATTTAAGGATTTAATCACATCCATTGTAAACAATTTTTTACAACCTCTTATAATCAAATTAATTTTATTAACCAACATTAGTAGATTAACAAAGTTTGCTAACATGGACTTTTTATTTTCGGCAAAAAATAATATATTAAATTTCTCTAACGTGGTTGTATCTATATTATCGTTTATATTTATAGTGGCTACGGTATATACTATGGTAACCTTAATAAATACTATGGGTGCGGGTTCAGGTTACAACGGTGACGATGTAAAAGATAAAACCTAGTCTTTAATATTATTGTTCAAGATGTCTTTTATTTTATTGGCATCATAATGTTGTTCGCAATCGATAAATTTGAACATGTTTTTTATATTATTAGCGTCAAACATTTTTTCAAATGTTATAAAAAAACAATAATCACTATTTTTTTTATAAAACTCGGTCAATTCTTTACTGTTTTTTTTTATAAAACTAATCGCATTTTTATCATCTTTAAACCAACTACTTTGCGATTGTGCTTGAAAGTTCTCTCTGATTTGAATAATTACTTTTGTTTGAGGGAATAATTCTTTAAACTCTGTTAAATAGTGAACGTTTCTCCCATCATATCTTATTTCCTTAAACCCCCAAACATTGGTGTCTGCTGATTTTTTAAACAACATGATAATGGTACTTCTTATCATATTGGTCACTTGTATAAAATTATATGAATTATACCACGCGGGTTTTACATTTTTAGCAATAATGGTTTCATAACTTGCCGGGTGAAAATGTCCAGGAACATAATCTGCACTGGTCGTTTTAATTCTCCTATAAAACTCTAATAAGCTGTTTATCGCACCCATGTTTTCTCCACAAATATTACTATTCGGTATAATATTTAACATACGTTGAGTAGTTGTGGACCCAGACCGCCCTACGGCGCATATTAATACTATTTTGTCTAGCGTAGCCATTTATATTGCTACACACGTTATTTTTATACTATATTTTTTAAGTTTTTAAAACCATCGTTTTAATTCTAATTGTCTATCAGTATTATCTGCCATGACTGGATGGGCAATAGGTACGACTAAGGTGCTCGCATCACTTATGTATTTCATATAACCTTGCGCTTCACTATATACTTGCTGCACGCAATAATTTAATACCATTTTGTTTAATTCTTCGACTTGATTCGATATGTGAGTTTCTTGATTTGCTGCGTATTGTAAATATATGCTACGCATGACGATCTTTAAGGAATCGCATTCTTGTGGGGAAATTAAATATTTTCCATTTGATTGGCGATAAACGCCTGCACGTATGCCATTTTGCAAAATCTGCGTGTTTTTATCTGAAAAAAACACTTGGGATAAAATGGTATTATTCCATATACCTTCAGTCGGATTCCTAAATGTTGCGCACTGATTTGCAGGTATTTTATCATACATATTAAATAAGTTTGATGTACTGGGGGATTTAATGTCTACGCGACCATTTGTAGTTGAATTCATTTATAATATTTCAATATAAAATTATAAATGATTTATTTTTTATATATTTATTTTTTATATTTAATTTATATAACATGAATAGTTACCAAATAATTCTTTTAATTATAGCGGTTGTCCTTATAACACTACTTTTTGTTTATGCGCGCAATTTAGTAAATACATCTAATGTAACTGGTTCAATAGGAAGTTTTCAAAAAATGACAATAATGATTACACTCATTATACTATTAGTAATATTTATTTTGATAATGGCTAGTTTAGTATATGCTAAAAAAAATGCTGCCGATAATGTCCCAATTTTACCCCAATGTCCTGATTTTTGGGAAATCGGAGGAACCGAGAAAAATCCTACATGTATAAATGTCCAAAACTTGGGTACTTGTCCAGCCGCCAGTGGAGATGAACATTTGACAATGGATTTTAATTCCGGAAACTTTACGGATAATTGCGCAAAATATACATGGGCAAACAATTGTAACGTTGCGTGGGATGGACTAACTTATGGTGTAGCGAATCCATGCGTCATAACACCAGAAGCCGCAGCCGCAGCAACCGCTGCAGCAAACGCAACGTCCAAAACTATCGCTTAACTATTATTTTAAAAATCTTAGAGATTATTCATTTATTAATATAACATATTAAATGAATAATATAGTTCGACAACGTGTTACAAGCGAGCACATTTTACAACATATATTCCTATTACCTGATGACGTTATTCGTGTTATACAAGAATATATACCAGCCCGTATTATACAATTTACGAATAAAATATCATATGTGGCTTATCATTTACAACTAAGAAATGTTATATATAATTACGAATCTTATGTTAGAGAAGTTGTGAAACGTGACTATTCATTTATCTTTGCTCAAATCATAAGAGAGAACATTGAAAAATGGAATAACATCAAAAAATATTTATATAAAAATGTAATTTATGCGAGTTATATTTATTTCATTTTGAATTACTGTCTTGAACATAATTCACAAAAATGTATAACTGTTCTGTCTAGTTTTCTCAAACAACATGGATTATGTCAGAATCAACATAAAAAGAATATTACTAAACATATAAGATGGAAGAACTAGATATTAATTCCATATTAAACAGAAATGAACTATCCAAAATATTAAAAGATGCGTTAACGCAGTTTGATAATAATAAAAACGATGACAATACAAATAAGGGTATATATGTATACGGTGATACAGGTATTGGTAAAACCAAATTTGTTAGCAAGGTTTTAAAAGAACTAAATTATGATGTGATTAAATATGACGCAAGCGATAATCGCAACTCGGCTATCATTGAGAATATTACACAAAAAAATATGGGCGACACTAATATTTTGAGCATTTTTACTAAGAAAAAACAAAAAATTGCCATTCTTATGGACGAAATAGACGGAATGATTGTTGGTGATAAAGGTGGAATAAATGCTTTAATTAAACTAATTAGACCTAAAAAAACCAAAAAACAAAAGCTTGAAAAAAAACCAAATAATCCTATTATTTGTATAGGTAAAAATCAGGGTGATAAAAAAATTAAAGAGCTTATGAAAGTTACCACAAATATAGAATTAAATACTCCTACGGAAACACAAATTAGTGTCATCATTCAGAAATTAATGCCATCGCTAAATATTTCAGCACATAATAAAATATATGATTTAGTACAAGGAAATTTAAGGAAACTAAGCAACATTTACGAGTTATATAATTCTAACGTGGGTTTATTTAACAAAGACAACATAGACTCAATCCTTTCTTTATTAAAATTTAATTCTCATATTGACGCAAAAAAAACTACAACTAAATTGTTATCCGAAAAAATGTATTTTGAACAACATAATGATGTTTTGTATGATACTGATAGAACAAGTATTGGATTATTATGGCATGAAAACGTTATTGATTGTATTGACAAAATGGACAAAAACGTTACCATACCATTTTACATTACTCAATTAGAAAACATGTGTTATGCTGATTATATCGATAGAGTGACTTTTCAAAATCAGATTTGGCAATTTAATGAAATGAGTTCACTGATTAAAACGTTTTACAATAATAAAAAATTTCATGATTTTTTTAAGGATAAACCCAAACTTGTTAAAATCACCAACGTTCGGTTTACCAAAGTATTGACCAAATATTCCACAGAATATAATAATTTGTTGTTTATTCAAAAAATGTGTCAAAAAATGGGAATTGATAAAAAAGATTTGTTTTGTTTCTTTTTGTATTTAAAAAAAGCATCTAATGATGATGAAATATACAAAATGATGGACGATATCGAAGTGACCAAGTTAGATGTAAATAGAATATATAAGTATTTGGATAAATACCTGTTTTATGACGCACCCGGCATTAAAGATGCGAATATAGATATAGACTTGTTGTCTGACGAACCACTAGATACTGATGTTGCTTGTAATTTTGAATAAATAAATAAAATAAATAAATAACAAAAATCATAATAATTTGTTATTTATACGAACTCTTGGTCCCATTTTTGTATCATATCTGGACTCAATTGCGCATCAAAATGAGCCATGTACTGCTGAGGCGTTGTATAAAACAGCATATGTGACCCATTCTTACTCTTACACTGACCTGTCGCTAGTGATACCTTAAAAAATTTGTCTTCATTAAAAGAACCCACCTTATCATTATAATATATACCGGTGATTGCATCTCTAATGCGCGTCCCGCGGTCACCCGAGGTATAAAACTCAATCTTCTTCTTCTTATATTTACCATTCCTACCCAAAACAACTCCTCCCTTGTATATCTTATTGTATCCTTTGTCTAATGATTTGAATTCTTGAATTTCATGTTCAATGTCATTTGCGCCGGTCGGGTTAAAAATGTTATCGTCAAAGTCCATTGTATATATATTCTATTATAATAGTAATTGCAACTATACCTTTAAGTCAATTATTTGCTTAATTGCTTTCGTTCTTGAATTGCTTTCGTTCTTGAATTTGGTTAATTATTAGTTGTGCAATCTTATTTTCCAAATATATTACTTTTTCTTTTAATTTAGTATTTTCAGTCATTAAATCTTGAATCATTAGGGTATGTTGTTGTTGTTGTTGCATTTGTTGTTGTGCAAGGGCTTCTCTTTTACATTTAATTTCATCCATCTGATGTAATACATCTGGTTTATGCAACGGATTACCCGGTTCATACGTATCTAATGCGAAATCAATATCTTCCATAAAATATTTAAAAATATCGTTATTATTTTTAATAAAATCGCGCGGCGTTTTGTCCGATTCAGTAACCATTTTATTAGGCGCATTGGTCAATAACATTTTTTTATCAAATGAATTATGAACATGAGAAAACACTAGGATTGTCTTTATAGAATCTAATTGAACCATCGGGATTGTATAATTCTTTAAAAAATGTTTTTCTTCCGCAACGCACGCAAATTCATCATATGAGGTTTGTAACAATAATTCTTTACGGAACGCAAAAGTTGCTGCGGTAGCATGATTCGGCGCATATGGACCGAATTTATACATTTTGTGTATATGTTTGAAATAAATATACATTTCACTTGAACCCGCACATAAAACATTCGGGTTTTGTTGTAATTTTTGTACCGCATGTGATATTCTTTCCGGAGGGTAGTAATCATCATCATCCATGTAGACGATTATGTCGCCACGTGCCTTTTCATGTGACATGTTGCGTTTCTTACCCAATGTTAATTTGGTATCGCATTTAAAATATTTAACATATGGTATGTTTTGTACCAAATCTTCTATTTTGTCTGTACCGTCATCTATAATAATCCACTCTATTTTATCTTTTGGGTACAACTGATGCTCTACACATTTTATAATATATGGAATAAAAGGGCGGCGATTAAATGTTGGTGTACATATACTTACAAAGGGTAAATGCGTCTTTTTTTTGTTTTTGTTTTTCATGATTATAATTATAGTTTATTTTATTTATTTATATACTATTTTGTATATAACCAATTGTTAGACAGTTGGTAAAAACATGTCTAGTCCTAAAGAATTAAACGCTCCTAAATAAATTAATAACAATACACACGAACAAGTAACAATGCCCAATATTCCAAAATTTAAAAAGGACATTAATATAATTATTAAACTAATCAATATCATTAAAGAAAATTTATATAACTTTAAAAGACCTAGAATTGTTGAAATTAGGTTTACATTAACACCATTAATCGTTGCGGCATAAAAATAACAAGACCACAGAACCAAAAAGAAAATAAAAGATACTACACCAAATGTCCACCACGTAGAAAAAAAGAACATTACAAACATAATCAACGCCATCCATAGCGCAATAATTATACTAATAGGCACCAACCCAATATTTAATATTACATTTAATGATTTCCAGATACCTTTAAAGTCGGCATTTGCTTCTAGTTGTGCTGCGTTATTTTCAAATTGGAAAAATGTTTTCAAACTCGTAAACCAGGTAAAAATAAAATAAATTGGATTTATAATACTTATTATAAACGTTACTATTGTTAACATAGTAGGTCCAAACAAAAGGATTACGGTATCATTAGGAATTTGGTTCATTAAATATAATCCCAAATTTATTGCGGAATAATTAAATTGAACCATATTCTCATAAATTGTGATGAAATAAGTCATGATTAAATAAACTAGATAAAAACTAGTTTGTAGCTTATCTTTATATTTTCGTGTTCCATCTAATAAATAATTAGATGAATTATACGTGTCATATGGAAAATTTATTTTGGAATTAGTAAATATAGGTGTGCTTGGCGGTGTTATAGTTTGAGTAACATTTGTATATGGGAAAAACTCTTTGTTCGTAGGTAATATATTAGCAGCACCTAATTTGCTAAGATACACTGAGATTCCGCCACTAATAAACACATATAATATAATACATATAATAATGAACAAAATAAACAAAAACATTCCTGTATCCATAGCAAATTTTTTGATAGTGTTTCCAATTTCAGTTCCTTGCTTTTTAATTTCTTCTTTGAATTCGTCCACGTTTTTATCCGTTTGCTCAGTTTGTTTGTTTTGATTATTTTGATTATTAATATTTTTATTGTCCATCTTTACTTATAATAAAATAATATAAAATTATTAACAATCAAATATAAATTATTTACATTCTAAATGTAAATTATAATAAATATGAATTATTTTATTTACATATATTAATTACACATGCAACTAATAAATGGCAAATATAACATGAAACTTATGTTGATGTTATTAAGTATTTTCCTTATAATTATCATATATACCTGGATTCATTATTTAGTTGACAACAATTATATTGTTGAATGTTTCGAAAATGTTATAAGAGATACCGGAAGTCCTGAAACAAGTCACACAGTTACTTTACCGCTTACAACAACATATAGCTGTAAGAATTTTTGCGGACCACAGTCGCGATGCGCTATTACAGGACACCAGTGCACATCAGATATAGATTGTCCAGGATGCCAGCCGTATGTGCCACCATTATCCAATGCGGAAACAGCAATAGTCCCTGGTGATAATGCTGCCGGAAAATTAACTGTAGGTGTGACGCCTCGATATTCCCCTTTAACAACAGACATAGGCACAAAGGCAGCACTAGTAGACAAGCCCGTCCCCAATAAACCCCCAATGCCCAACTTTGGCAAAAACACGTGGTCAAAAGCATTCAAGCAAGACCAACAATTGTTCTACAATAAGTATAAACCACCCCCTTTAACTGACATGCCTAATTATAAAGAGCAATATTCTATGACGGGAATATACAAGACCGACGACCCTTATGCGTCTAATGCTACATTGGATTAACAGTCTTTATTGACTATAATTTCTTTGGAAATACGTTTAATTATTTTATTTTCATTGCTTGCATCATTACTCCCTATGCCGCCCATTGCTTCTATGACCATTGTATTGTACTGTGTCGAGATTTTGGACGCACTTTTGCAGTAATCAGGGTGCTTAACCTTGAATTCTCCAATAAGTTTTGCGTTTTTATGTGTTATGTGCTTAATTGCCTTGCGAAGTTTGGGTTTGGTCTCTTCTTCCTTATCCCACTTGCCTGCGTCCTTCACATAGATAACCTCCCTTTTCTGGTCGGTGCAATGAACAGGTCTTTCGGTAATATCCATATTTTGAAGATTCTTAATAATGATATTAGACATTCCATTTACAAAGCCAATTTCACCCATTCGCTCAAGGTCAACCAATTGTAACTTTAAAGAATCAACGAAATCCATAATGTTCATTGCGTTTTTGCACGTTTCATTCAGAAAGAACTGCAAGTTGAACGTTTTGTTATGTGAATTCGTATTGGTTGTGGTATTGTGAGTGCCGGTTTTAATGACTTCTAGCATTTTATTTTGTGCGTCCATCATCATGTTTTTTAATTCGCTATTTTCTTTGATAATATCCGAATTTTGCTTCAATATGGTCATTACTAATTCTTTATCAATAACAAAATTATTGCTTACGTCTACAATTGGATGACATTTTTGTTGGTGGTTCCATAACGACGACGCGTGCTTGTATTTCTTACCACAATTACATAAGTGTTCTAGGGGGCTTTTTAGGGCATTTGGGTTCGTATTTGTTCGTATTTGATGTTTAGATGTTAATAAATGTCTCGACCAATCGCGTTTTTTAATACAATTAAAGTCACAACAAATACAATTAAATTTAATAGGGCATTCGGGGGCATTTTTTTTCGTCATTTTCGTCTATATAATACGAAGACAAAAGCCTCTAAATCCTTTCCGAAAAAAAATAATAAAAAATTTGTAAAATTTAGCATCACAAACTGAAAATTTAAATTTGGGTGCCCAGACGCTAAAAACTTTTATGCAGTAAACGTTTTCGTTTTTCCAAGTTTATTTGGGAAAATCAGAATTTGGACATTTTTTTTGTCCATTTTTCAATTTCCCAAAAAAGTCTTGGAAAAAAAATACGCGAAATTATATAATAAATGGGGTTTCCTACTTAAAGAAAAAATATTTGATAAACTCTGCGTTTGAAAATAACCTTGATTTTTAGCGATAATAAAACATACATGTTTAATTTCTAATATACGAATGCTTAAATTATTATTTTTGTAAAATATATATTCTATATATATGTTATAACAATGGGTAAAACCAAAACCGTTACCCTGAAAGGGTTCATTGTAAAAACATATGTGAGCGGCAGTATAGTTACAGGCAGTGCGACTCTTACTGGAACTACCGACCAACCAACAATGTCTGACGAACAGATGGAAGAAATGCAATGTGCGTTATTAAGATTATTAACAAAGTCAACGTCGTCTCCTATTTCGAAAAATCGCTTAAAGTTTGTTGACGAAGTCAATACTATAGGAACTGCTATATATCCCACCTAAGAATGAGCCATATACGGCTACTATGTAATTTGTAATTTACTACACACTATATTAGTCCCCCTTTAGGTTCCATGTAAGACGATTAAATTTAATATAATATATCACAAATTATTATATTAAGTAGCATACATGAGCCCTGCATTTCCGCCCACAAATGTAATCATATTGATTCTCTCTTCAAACACATATAAGTCAAAATTGTAATCATAAATTCGCCAGGTAGGTTTGTTTATACCGACAATTTGTCCCGAATCTGGGTCGCATATGGTCAATACTTGCGCATAAGGGTCCACTGGAGGAGTAATCGTATTAAATTCCAACTCAACCTTTGTAAATCGACTCATATTCATTGCGCCAGATGGCTGTAATGTAAAAGGGGAAGTATCTAAGCAAAAATTATAACAATATAATCCATCTGGTGCATATCCACCTGTGGACACGTATTTTTCTATAAAATTAAACACACCAGCAGGCAACATATTCTCTCTATAACCGCCATCAATCATAATTCCTAGGGTGACTAATATTTGTTTTAAATTTTGCGGATTATATACGCCGCTAATCAGTAGCCCTGTGGAATCGCCTGCTGGATTTTGTCCAGGTCCAATTGTAGACGCTCCATACGGGTCAGGATTCGGGAAAGCCCCCGTAGTTGGCGCCGCATACGCCGGAACAGGCATAGAATTATACGGCCAATTGGAATAATTTGACCACTCATTACGCAAATTAACATCACTTCGTCGAAAATAAAACATCCAACTTGCGACCATTCCCAGCGAATCTAATTGGGCTTTATTTGAACCAGTTACATTATAAAATACATTTTCATGAACTTGTTTAAATAAATACTTTTGTTCATTCTTCGCAAATAACACGGATTCTTCATTTGAGAGAAAACAATAATTACAATTTAAATTAATGTCGGGATTCCATACAGACCTTACATCAACGTACGACGCAGGTCCTAATTCTTCATCCGGTGGCGTTTGTAAAAAACGATACATTTGCTGATAATACTGATTAAAATTCGGCGCTATATAAGGATAATTGTTCGCATAATCAAATACATCTCGTATTCTAAACAATTCATTTATTGGACGAATAGTAACTGTAATATGAAGCTCATTATATTGAAGGGATACCAGTGGAAACGCCATTTGAGTTCTTAAACCAAACCAGGAATTTAATGGAATATATAATATTCGCCCCATAATAGAAGGTTGCGCACCCGCAGGGCTACTCGTATAATAAGCATTTGGATAAGAACCGGACTTTGCAGGGTTGTTTAATTCTGCTGTATTGCCGGTCATTTCATCAAACAATGCCCGTTTATTACCCGTAAAATCGCGTTGAACCGCAGATAACAGATATTGTCCCGAATATTCTTGGAGTTGCTGATTGCCACAAGTAATAGTTATTTTACTAATCATTTGGGCGCCAAGGTTATCAATCCATTTAAATTCATACGGAGACCAATCGGTGTAGCTGGTTGTTCCATCGTCATTTTCGATTGTTTGTGGAGGCATAATAGGACTCCATATATTTGGTAATGTGAACGATAGATAGCAATCTTTTAATAGATCCGCATAACGTTTCACTTTAAATACAAAAGTTGACTCTGTTGTGAGATTTAATGTGGGAGTCCCTTCATAATCTAATCGAAAATTTTGCTTTCCGAAATTAGTATATTTTGCGTAGGTTGTTTTCCAAAAGGTTTTACTGGGATTACCATTTAATATAACATTTTGTTGCCCTTGACTTACCAGGTTTAGCAAACCACCAGCCATATAATTATAACTATATATTAATTATTTAACTAATTTCAAATAATTAATATATTCAGTTTAAAAAATATTATGTTTAAAAAATAGTAAGTTTAAAAATATAGTAATATATTAGATAGTATGTTAAATAACGTTCATTTACCAGTTCTTACAGAAAACAATAAAAATATGATAACATATATAATAATAGTTTTAATTTTTTTAATAATTATTTGGATTATTTATTATGCTATACGGGTGAATGGTTTACAAGGACGCGAATGTAGTTATATGAATCAATTGTATCCCAAGGTAAATGGTGCGATTAAGCCCATAAATAAAAATGACCCGCTATGTGCCGGTAAATTATACGATTATTCCATAAAAACCGCATATAATGCGTGTTCGGGTGGAGATTATTCGTATGACTATGTAGATATTTGTAATCTGAAAAGCGTATTGTCTACTGGAACACGGTGCTTAGATTTTGCGTTATATTCGATTGACGATAATCCAGTTGTTGCGACAAGCATTAATGATAATTATTATACAAAGGAAACGTTTAATTCAGTAATGTTTTCAGATGTAATGAAAACGATTAAAGATTACGCATTTGCTACGGGGACAGCACCCAATAACACCGACCCAATTATTGTTCATTTAAGAATAAGAAGCAACAATCGTAAAATGTATAACAAACTTGTCGAAATATTTCGAGCTTATGATACTATAATGCTTGGCAATTCATTTAGTTATGAATCCGGTGGTAAAAATTTAGGCGAGGTTCCTTTATTAGAGTTTATGAACAAAGTTATTTTAATAGTGGATAAACACGACCAAAGTTTTTTGCAGCATGATGAGCTATTGGAATATATCAATCTTACAAGTAGTTCAGACTATATGCGGGTATATAGGTTTAGTGATATGGAAAACAACGCAGACGTAAATGAATTAACATTTTTTAATAAACGCGCAATGACTATGATTATACCAGATGAAAAATCAAATCCATCAAATCCAAATGGAGCGCTATGTCGCGAAACCGGATGTCAGATGGTAGCTATGCGATTACAATACAATGATGGTAATTTAAAAAATGAAATAGAATTTTTTAATAAATGTGGTTACGCATTTTGTTTGAAACCAGCGGAATTGAGAGATAACGTAATAAACATCGAAGCTAAAAAATAAAATTGATAAAATAGTATATAACATTTTATGAGTTACAAACAAGTATAAATATTATACAATAACTACAATCATATTTTAAATGTTACAATTAAGTGACGTAAATTATGACATAACTCCGGAGTGCTTCTGGGATGTATTGACGAATCAAGCCGCGTTTCAAAATCACATTTCATTTCCTGTTCACGTTAAATTTTGTAAAAAAGTTTCATTTGACCCATTTAAAGAGATTATATATATTCCAAAATATAATAAAGAATATATACCTCATTTGTGGTGGTCTATGCGCGAGCTGAAATATATACAACAAAAAGTAAAACAAGAGATATCTTACATCATGCAAAATAGTTTAATAGATATAGACATGAAATGCGCGCTTAGCATATTATGTGAATATAATGATTGATGACATTTACTCGTTCTAATTCAAACCTGTTAAAATATATATAATCTACATATTATATAAGAAAATGACTTCTAATAATATTTGTAAAGGATTAAAATTTAGCGATTGTGAATTAGCTATTGTACGTATGGCAGTAGATAAAGCGGGTGAAAAAATAGGGCGACGTGTTGTAAATTCAGAAGATATAAAAAAGATTATTAAAACAGTCGAAGATTTTATTCAACGTAAAAGTTTGGTTTGTTATGGAGGAACCGCAATTAATAATATTTTACCACAATCCGAACAATTTTATAATAAGGACGTGGAATTACCCGATTACGACTTTTTTTCACCTAATGCGTTAGATGACGCAAAAGAGTTGGCGGATGTGTATTTCAAACAAGGATTCACTGAGGTAGAGGCAAAATCGGGACAGCATCATGGTACCTATAAAGTGTATGTAAATTTCATTCCTGTTGCGGATATTACGCATTTAGCCAAAGAGATTTATACGGCTATCAAAAAAGAGTCCATACAGGTAGCCGGAATTCGTTATGCGCCGCCAAATTTTCTTAGAATGTCAATGTATTTAGAACTCTCGCGTCCTGTGGGAGATACCAGTAGATGGGAAAAAGTATTGAAGAGACTTATTCTTTTAAACAAACATTATCCATTAGAGGCGAAAAACTGTGATAACATTAGTTTTCAAAGAGGTATGGAAAACGCAGATAAATCGGAAGAAATATATAATAATGTAAAAAACACGTTTATTAATCAAGGAGTCGTATTTTTTGGTGGATTTGCTATGTCCATGTACTCGCAATATATGCCAAAAAAAAATAAAAGCAAGGTAAGTAAATTGGCTGATTTTGATGTTCTGTCAAACGACCCAGAAACAACCGCTGAAATTGTAAAAGAGAGATTGGGCGATATTGGCATAAAAAATGTAAAAATTGCTAAAAGACTCCCAGTGGGAGAGATAGTACCTTTACATTATGAAATTAAAGTAGGTAACGATACTATTGCGTTTGTGTATAAACCAATTGGTTGTCATAGTTATAAC